TTGAGAATTGAGAATTAGAAGTTAGAAGATATGGCAATAGACATACATTTAGCAGAGCGGTTATATCCACAAGTCAGAGAAGAGGATATGAAAAAGAAAATAGATACCGCGAAAGAAACCGATGATATGGGTAAACGCGCCGACGAAGTATTGCGTGAGGCTCACAATGCTTATTCTGCGTTGTATTCTTTCCGCCAACGCGCCGAGCGCAATAATCGATATACCTTCGGCGACCAGTTCGGCGATGTAATACGCGACCCCGATACGGGCGAATATATAACCGAACGGGAATATATCTACAGACAAGGTAATATACCACTGCAGAATAACAGAATACGAGGTATTGTGAGGTCGGTTACAGGATTGTTGATACAGGGACAAACCGAGCCTGTATGTATAGCTCGTGAGCCAAACAAACAGCAAGAGGGCGAAGTGATGTCGGCGACAATACAGTACGTTTACCAGAATAACAAATTGAAGGAACTTGACAGGCATAATTTCCAGAGATTTATGATAGACGGTATAGCTGTTTTTCGCTCTACTTATACGGAAAGGACCGGACTGTCAGACGTTTGGACAGATGCTGTAGAGCCAAGCCGTTTCTTTTTCGATACGAATACCCGCGACCCTCGAAATATGGATTGCACGATGGTAGGCGAGATAGTCGATTTAGGGATATACGACATAATGCAATTCTTCAGTAAAGGTTCAAAAGAAAGAGCTCTGTGGATACGACAGCTGTACGGGAACTGCTCAAACAAGGAATATATGAGTAACTTTTACCGTCAATTTATTCCCGACGCCAACTATCAGGAGGATTTTTTTCTTACGGGCGATATATTAAACGGACTGTGCAGAGTGATAAAAGTATGGCGCAAGGAAAGCAAGGAACGTCTGACGGTGCATGATACCTTGACAGGGAAGTACGTAAAGGCAGAACTTGAAGAACAGGGGAAATTAGATGCAGAAAACGAGCGCCGTATAGCGATGTGGACAGACCAGGGCGTAGAGCCGCAGAATTTCAGACTGATAGAATACAAGTGGAACATAGATAACTATTGGTACTATTACTATTTGACGCCAACCGGCGAGATACTTGCAGAAGGCGAAACTCCGTTCTGGCACGAGGAACATCCCTACAGTTTCTATGTTACCAATCCGTTCGTATCGGACTTTATCGACCAGCAAAGAAGTATAAACCGGAATATTATGGCGAAGGATATGCAGATACGACTTTCGGCAAAAAGTCTGTTAGTTATTCCCGAAGCAGACCACAGGCCGGAAGGTTACGACGCGGATGACTACAAGCGCGAATGGTCGAAACCGAACGGAGTGATAGAAGCAAAAGTAAATACGAGCGGTCAAATGATTATCCCGCAGCAGATAAACACAAGCGCGAATGATACAGGCCTGACGGAAATGATAAATTTTCAACAAAAGATGCTTGAGGACGTTAGCGGAGTACAGGGAGCGTTGCAAGGGCAGGCGCCAAAATCGGGTACGCCTGCTTCACTTTATCTGCAGCAGACGCAAAACGCATCCACCTCATTAGTAGAGTTGCTTGAACAATACAAGGGTCTGAGAGAATCAAGGGATATGAAAAACTTGCAATTAGTGCAGCAGTATTATACCGAGCGCAAGTATATAAATCCCTTTGGCATGAGGGGCGACGGATTCATATATAACCCGGAGCAAGTGCGAGATATAAAGTTTAGTCTGGCGCTTGCGGAATCAACAGCAACGCCGGCTTACCGCATGGTAATGAATGATTGGATGCTTCAGATTTATCAATTGGCAGGCGGCGATGCCGGCGGAAAAATTACAGTAGAAGACGTGCTGGAAAATACCAGCATGCCGGGAAATGATAAACTGCTGCAATCGATTAAGTCGAGACAGGAGCAGGCAGGAATTAATTCAATGGAGAATGGAGGAGAGTTGAGAATTGAGAATTGAGAATGGAGAATTGCCTGCCGGGAGATTTTGAAGACTTTAAAGGCTTTGAGAGTTTAAGACTTATAAGGGCGCGGAAAGGCGAGAAGGCGATATGCCGCAGGGCAATTCTCAATTGAATAAGATTTTAATTGATAAGGATATGGGAAGAGTATTAGATAATATAAGGAGAGAATTCAAGGGTACACAGCCGTACTTTGTTAATGAGTACGACGAAGAGGTTGAACCGCCTGCGGAGTACGGACAAGACGCTAAGAGAATTGTTACGGATGATACGGGGGCGAGGGTACAAGTAGTGCAGCCTCAAGTACAAGTGCAGCCTCAAGAACCGGCAAATGTGGCTACGGCCGGCAAAGCGAACGAAACCGTCGCTTCACGCATACCGGACGCGGACGAGACTTTATCCCCTCAAGCACAAAATTCCGAAGCGCAAAAGTACGGGATGACACAATCTCAGTATGACTGGATGTTAAATAACGGATACAGTGCGGATGTTATCGAAAAGGCAAAAAGCTATAATCCGGCAACAGACGGCGGCTTCCTTGCAAACATATTCAAACAGACACACAGCAGTCCGTCGCTCAATGAAGAGCAACTGCGCAGAAGCAGGAATATTGCAGGTATAGGCGATGCTATAGGTTTGTTAGCGCAGCTGTACGGTGCAAACAATAACGGTCTGACGGCTCAACGAAACGCCAGCCAGACAGCGCAGGCTGAGGCTCAAGCAAACGAGAAGTATGAGCGTACTTTGTATAATCAAGCCAGGCAGCAATATGATAACGGCCTTTATCAGGCAAAAGCGGCCGACTACAGTCAAGGTCTTTCGGAAAGAGAGCACGCAAGGTCAACTGTAATACAGGCGTTGCAGGCAAAGCGTCAAGACGAGCGTCAACAGCAGCAACTACAAGAGCTGAAAGAACACAGGGAAGCGCAGTTGAAGCAACGCGACCAAGAATTAGCGGCAAAGAATTACAAGCAAGCGGCCGAACTTGAGCTTAAAGCAAGCGAGACGGCAGCTAGAATCGCCAATATATCCAGCCAGATAAATGACAGGAAAGCAAGGACAGCCATTGCCGCGAAGAGTGGTAATGGCGGCGCGAATGGTAATGGCGGCGCGAAGAGTGGTAATGTCAAATACGACATGTCGATAAAGTCAAAGCCTGACGACAAGAATGCCAATGCCAAAAGAAACGGTAAGGAAATGATTGATTTGGAACTCGGAAAGGATATTATACAGCAGGTGTATGTGCAAGCATTGAACGATACCGAGATGATAGAAAAATACAAGTCCTACTTCGATACAGATATTATTACCGATATAACCATGCTGAAGAAAGGAGTATCCGAGAATGCTCTCGTACAGAAAATATTACAGGATATTTACGACGAACACGGATATGACGGCATGATGGAATATTTGTATCCGCAGGATTACAGTAAACACATAGAGGAAGTGATATGAAGAATGTAACATTTATATTTGAGGAGAATATATGCTTTGAGAAAGCAAAACGCGAACTGTCGCAGTATGCGGCCAGAGCGTTGGATAAAGAAGGCAATACGCAATTCGCCGGACTGGTTTTAGACGAGGAAAACCGTATGCTGTTCGTTGACCTGTTCAGGGCTGCTACGGCTCAGCTGCAAGCGCGAGCAGCTGCATATATGCGGTTGTTCCCCGACAAGTCGTTGTATATTGAGAGCGAAAGATATGAGGCGAAAGACTTCACGATGACGCTGCTGCTTCCGGACAATTATAATAATGCGTTTATAGAGCCTGCAAATGAGAGGGCGGACGAGTTTATAACGGCATACGTAGCGTATAGATGGTTAGAGACTAAAGCGCCGGATATATCCGCAATATATCGCGACCGCGCAAATGCGGCACTGGATAAATTTCAAGTGTATATTAACAAGACAAAATATATGACGAGGCGGCCGGCAGGGTGGTTTTGAGGGCTGTAGTCAATTGAAACGGCAATTTTCAATTCTCAATTCTCAATTCTCAATTTAAACTTGTGGACTATCTAAAAGAAAACGAACGAAGGAAAGCGTTAAAGCATGAAACGTATAATCCGATAACCGGTGAAGGCTGCAACGGAGAGCGATTTAAGATAGAAATCCCCGACATGCCAATCCCGATACTGTATCTTCCTGTAGAGATGCGGGAAGACCCGTTTGTGCTGTCAATTCAAAAAGCGGGCAGCATAACAGCCCTGGCCGGCAACAATCGCAAGAAGTGTCTGAAGTATATAATAGCTTTCGGTGAAATACGGGCTAAATATGATTTTGAGTATTTCGCGGCATGTTATGAAAGTATCACGGATAAGGACACTTCCGTTATCATCCCTTTTACGCTGCGTCGTCCACAGCGCAAAGTGCTTGCCGTTCTGGAGCGTATGCGCCTGAACAATGAGCCTGTAAGAATCATTCTGCTGAAAGCCCGACAGTGGGGAGGCTCAACGCTGGTGCAGATGTATATGCTTTGGATACAGATATGTTTAAGACAACATTGGAACTCGACCGTATGTTCGTTCGACGAATCGTCATCGCGCGGGGTATCGGCAATGTACGACACATCAATAGGATGTATGATGAACTACATGAACAAAAAGTATAAAATATCCCCTTTCAAGCGCACGCAGAACATACTTGTATTGTCAGAATCCGAAAGCCGCATATCTATAGCGACGGCACAAAAGCCAAACTCTATTCGTTCACAGGATATTAAGATGGCGCATTTGTCGGAAATAGGCCTCTATCCCAACACTAAGGAGAAATTAACCGAAGACCTTGTAACATCTATTGTAGCCTCAATCTCTGTACAAACGCCTCTGACAATTATAGCAATAGAATCGACGGCTCGCGGCACAGGGAACTATTTTCATTCCCAATGGCTGCTGGCTAAGAAAGGAAAAACAAACTATGAGCCGATATTTGTTGCATGGTACGAAATAGAAATCTACAGCAAGGACTTTATACCGGTTGCATCATCAAACAAAAAGGGGCAGCTTTATTCCTTCCATGGACCGGGAGGCAAGGAAACGAGAGGGACATTGTCGGAATTCGTCAACTCGCTTAGCGACTATGAACGCGCCTTGTATGATTCACACAAGGAATGCACGCTTGAAAATATCAACTGGTACAGACTTATGCGCGGCGACATGGTAAGCGACGGCATGATGAAACAGGAATATCCGTCGAATGATATTGAAGCGTTTCAAAATAGCGGGCGGCCTGCCTTCAAGGTAGAAGATGCAGAACGGTTGCGCAAAGGATGTCGTCATCCGGCCATGGTTGGAGAGTTGGTTAGCGAAGTAAATCCGTATAATGGAGCATTAGACAAACGCCTCCGGAAAGGAATACTTCAGAATATACGATTTGTAGAAGATACGGAAGCCTTATCATACTTCGACAGCAAAAACGAAAAACTCATCAATCAAAAATGCCGGAACAAAATGTTTATATGGAAGAAACCGTCGCCGCAAAAAGAGGTATCGAATCAATATGTAGTAGTATATGACCCTTCGCGAGGCGTATCCGAAAGCGCTGACTTCGGCGATATATGCGTATTCAATCGTTATGCAATGCTGGAGGGCGGCAAGCCGGAAGTAGTGGCGGAACTTCATTTCAAGGAAGATAGAGACGTAGCGGTATGGCGTGCAATAATGATAGCCAAGTATTACCATGATGCGTTGCTGGTAATCGAGAGCAACACATTAGACAGCACAACCGGCGTGTATGAATCGGAGGGCGAATTTATTTTTGACGTTATCGCTAATGAGTACTATAATCTATATACCCGAACGCCTGCCGATAAGGTCAAGGAGGGCGCTCCGGTTAAATGGGGATTCTTCACCGGCAGGAGTGAAAAGATTATGCTTGTAGCAGAGCATACTGCGATACTTCGCGAAGACGGTTACATTGAGCGCGATGATGACGCGGTAAACGAAACGCTACTCTATGAACAGAAAAAAGACGGGACATACGGAGCTGTAGAAGGCAATCATGATGATAAGACGATGACGCGAATGATAGGAACGTATGTGTGTTATTCTCTGCCCGTACCAAGACTGATTGAAGCAAAACCCCGCAAAAAAGATGGAGGAGAGACTAAAGCGACGTTCTATACGATGTAGAATAAAACGCCTGATACGCACTTAATGCAAAAATGTTTAAAACTTTTTTGCACACTTAACGAAAATATGTGCAACTTTTTTTATCTTTGCATCCTCAAAAACATAATATTTTTGTTTTATGACGCTTACTTATCAACAGGAACGGGACGAGGATTTTCTTAAAGCTTGCGAGATTGTGCGAAGTAACACACAAGGTTACATATCAATGACTGACATCGCCATTCGTGCCGTAACGTCTCCGGCGCAATCATACTATTTATGTCCCCGACAAATCGCCAAGATTTGCAAATGTAACATATCCAAAGTACGCAGTCCGGTCAAAAGGGAGCTTTACAGAAAAATCAAACATCTATACTTCGAGCTTAAAACCGTCTATCCGGAAATCTCTCGCCGTCAGATATATAAAAGATTATTAGAAGAACCTGCCGAAAGGTTCTACATTAGCGACACACGTGCCGTCTCGCTTTACTATAAACTGATAAAATCAAGATAGCCGTTTCAATTGAACAGTCGTTTTAGGGTGTTGGTTTCCTGACGCTTCCGGATGCTTACGAAGTAACGGTCGGGGCAAATGAGGTCGAGAACACGCTGAAGCCGGCAGATGTTGTAGTCGGCAGCGGAGAAAACGTCCCGAATGGCCTTCCTGTCAGTCGCTCTGCGACAGCGTAGAGAAATGTCTTTTACGGTCTCTTCCCGACATTTGAGAATCCAAAGT